AACCCTTAAAGGGTTTATCTTCAAGCCTGACGGTACAACTTCGTTTGTATCCTTAGTTTTCACTAAAGCAAAGGAGTAAGACTATGTCATTAAGACCAGAAGTAGTCATCAGAAGGTTAGTAACACTAGGTATGAGAGAAACTATTGCAAGACAAGTCACTAATTATATTGATGACCTCTGTCGTGCAAATGGTGATGAGTGGACGGTTAGTCGACTCAAAACTATGAAAGTTTCTTACATTCACTACTTAACAAGTGGTAACGCAACTTGGCCATGGATCAAGGTTAGAAATAACCTTCCTACTGGTCCCCTCCGTAACCTTTTCACACTGAAGAACCCTACAAAGGTTCTTAATGCACTTATGATCTACAGTAACTTCGTGAGCCAAAAGCTTACTCGGAAACAGTGGAATAAATTCATTAGTTCAGTTGTGCAAGAGAAAACGGAACCTGGCAGATTCAACTTGATCATGCTTCCGAAGTTCATACTAGATAATTATAGTATTGAGACTTCGACTTATGGCTCAAGAGAATTTGTCAAGTACAAATTTCCCAGAAAACTTGAGCTCTTCGAATTTGAATCTCGGAGACTCGAACATGAAAGGGTGAGATCCCCTTCATGGAGTGATCTGGGAAGTCACACTGTACCAAACACTATTATGAATACTTTGAATTCTTTTAACCACTTATATGTCAGGAAGTTCATCTTGACATATTATGGGAAAGACGTGTTGCCGAAATGGTTTCACGATCGAGTTTTATCTCAATATTCTCATATACAGAACGTTTGGCACAGTTTTGATAACGGTGACGTAGTAGGTAGGATTAGTTTTATCCAAGAACCTGGCTTGAAATTACGTGCAGTTGCTAACCCTTATCCGAGTTTGCAAATCTTACTAGATCCTCTTAAGAAGAAACTTATGTCTATTCTTAAAGATATAGATAATGATTATGCATATGACCAAGATAAAGGTGTTAGTGATATCCAAGAATATATTCAATTGGGGAATAAAGTTTCTTCAATTGATCTCTCAGACGCCACAAATAATTTACCGATGGAAACACAGGAACAGCTATTGAGCATAATTTTTGGCCCAAAGCATCCCTTAGTTAACCTTTTCAGTGAAGTTTGTCATGGCAAGTGGAGAGTTAAGAACCCTTCTGGTAAAGAAGAGTTCATTAATTATACTCGTGGACAACCCATGGGGGTCGGACCTAGTTTTGCGTCCTTCTCCCTGTTGCATCATTATATTGCACGTCTAGCTATTGATTTAGTAGACGATAATGATGACGCCGTAACTGATTATTTTGCATTGTTATTAAGACCTGATAAGACTAAAAGTAATGAACCTAAAAAGTTCAATTACTGGATAGTTGGTGATGATATCGTTTTAGATCATAAATATGATAAAACATATTTAAGTCTAATTCAGAACTATTTTGAAGTTCCGATATCTCACGAGAAATGTCTTTATAACTCGAGCTATGCTGAATTTTGTTCTAGATTAATTTCAAAGAATAAAATTATCAGAGCCTTCAAATGGAAAGTCATCACTGACAATTCATTTTTAGACGTAGCTCGTATGCTTGGTCCTTCTAGTCGTCCTTTATTTAGGCCTAAACAGCAGAAGGTATTAGACAGAATTAGTCCGATACCTGATACTATTGGTGGTCCTATTTCATGGAATGTACACAATCTTCCTCTCTATGAACGTGAGAAGAAGTATTGGAAGGATGCAGAATTACTTTTAGAATCTAAAAGCGATAATGCATTGTCCCAGTCAGAACTTGATTTGATATATGAGTTTAATCGAGATACCCGGAGGATATTATCTTTCGGCCCTCGATCATTAAACTATATGGTCAAATCTTACCTTGACAACACCCACGAGGTTATAAACCAAAATGGAGATGTTGTTGAGGAACAAGGTTCACATCTTAAGACACCTGAAAAGAGGGTGGATAAGATCATGAGCCATGA